CTCTCCTTCAGAGATTAGTTCAGTCATTCGATATCAGCCTATTAGGTTCTATCTAACGTGTTGACGCAACACCCTATTTATATTAAATGTTCATCGGTTATATTACAAACTACTTTGCCAGGCGAAGCATAATATAGTACAAAGTGTATCATAGCATCAGGAGATTCGGATGAACCAAAAAATCAATTTAAAAGAGATTGAAAGACAAAGCTCTTCCTTTCTCTAAAGACATAACTAATAAACTCCCTATTTGTTTCATATGTAGTAAGTCTGTTTTCCCATCTCGGAGAAACTATTTCAGATATTCTATCTTTCCAAACTTTATCTAATTTAAATACAATGTCATCAATTGCCTTATGCACTTGTTCAGAAAGAGGCAAGTTTGCAAGAGAGGTATAAGTAGGTCCTAGTTCTAAATCTCCGACGTTTCTATAGGCTAATTTAATCACCCTAGAGATAAACTCTTCTTCGGTGGTCGCAATTCCAGAAAGAGTATCGCTACCATCAAGATCTAAAGTTAAGTTAAAAAACTTAGTAAAAGTAGAAGAAAACGCACTTTCTAGATAGTTTTTAGGAGGAAGGAAAATAGTAGAAGCTTTACTTGCAGGCTTGTCTACATTAAGCACAGTTCCGTTAAGATTGCGGTGCGTCCCTCTTACTATTGTTCTTAGCTCTACAAAATCTGTTCCACCTACAAAATACTCTACTGGTATACCGTTGTCATAAGTATTAGCAGAAATATATTTCCATCTAAAAGAAGAATTTTTTAGTATCCTTCCTATTATACATTTTCCAGGCTTACATTCAGTATCCGTTCCGTCAGAGCATTTAAGCCCTTCTATAGAGCAATTTTCTGTACCTTCATTGAGTTGTCCGTGCGCTAAAACGTTAAACTCATTAGGTGCTATTTCTTCAAGAAAATTTCCATCAGGAGTATATACACCTCCTACGTTTTCGTAGTTAAAAGAGTCTCCTACTTTTTTTAATATGTCTCTTGATATAGTTTGATTTCTTTCATTATTTAACTCCGCTTTAGATCCAAAGTTAATCTCCGCGAGAGTATGCTCAACAATTTTTAACTTTTTTGTTTTAGAAAACTCTAAAGTAACTCTTCCTGGCCTATAGCCATTTCTTATAAATTTTCTATTTTTCTGATCCCAAATAGATAAGGACTCCATATCAAGCTCCTAATACTTCTGCGTAGTCTTCGTTAATAAAAGTAAATGTTATTGGAGATTGAGTTGAAGAAGCAATTAAACTTATTATGTTTTTATATACTCTAAAGCTTCTAATTGGGTTTGTGTTTACAAACGAAGCGTCTATAGAATCTAAAACTGCTTCTGGTGTATCTACGCAAATCCCATCGATCTCCTCAGATAGAAAAGGAAAGTTACAATCAGCAGGCGTTTGGACGTCATTTCCCTCGACTATTTGCAAAAGTTTTATTGACAGAGACTTTATTTTATTTACCACATCTAGTTCGTATATCTCATTAAATACTTCTTGATAATCTATTCCTCCGCCTAGGTCTATTGTCTGAGGATTTAATCTGTCTGTTAAAAGGGTGTTAATTTGAGAAGCATAAAATCCCAGCCCTCCACTATATTCTGAGTCGTCGTATTCAATAGAAACAGATGTCTCTATCGGTGTTATAGTAGGAGACATCAGCGAAACGCTTGTGCCTAAGGGAACTTTTTTATTAAATGCTTTTACAATATCTTGCCTAATACTTTGCTGAAGCTCCTTTCCGTCTTGATCTCCCACACATACCACAACGATTCCCGAAGTACTTTCTGAGTTGATATTAAGCATCTCTTCGTACGTCAGTACCTTAATTATCGAAGCATCTGGTGCAAGGATTCTTAACTCATTTTCGTAATCTTCCGCAGAAATCACCCCTCTCCTTCTCAATAAAGAGAAAGCTTTCGATTTCATAGTTTCTATGGACTCTAAATCTTTTCCTCCTTGAGCAGCGGCATTATTAGTTACAGAATTAAGCCCTAGTATGTTTACATTTATTTTTTCTATTGAAAGAGCGGGGACATTATATGCCGTGCCCCATTTTTCCGCAGAAACAATTCCACTCGCTGAGTTAAGAGAATCTCCGATTTTTACTTCGTTTTTTAATACGAAATTAAGTCTGTTTGCTGTGGAGACAATCGTACCTGCAGGTATAATCACAGTTCTAGTAAACCCAGAAGTTTTTGTAAATGTAACTTCTGCAGCGGCTTTTGCTCCGATGGATCTTTGAATGCCTAATTGTCTAAGCCATTGAAGCGTATAGGCCTCAGGTAACGCGTTTAAATAATACAGTAACTCACTCTGCGCATATGCCTGACCTTCTACCAATGCTGATAAAGGAGATGCTGGACTGAAGTCATTTAGTTGTCCTTGAGACGCAAGAAAAATCTTGGTCTGCATATCTCTTACAAGAGCAGGAGTATTTCTTGGGTCTAATTGAAGAGGTAAGATTGGTACGTATATGTCAGCCATTAATTGTTACCAAGATTAATTGTAGCAAGATTAACGTTATAAATAGCTTCTTCTCCGTCAGATAGATTCGACCCGAATATCGAAGAATCGGCAAAATCTAATTGTAGGTTGTTGTAACTATCTGGGTTTAGTAAACTTTCACCTAATAGAGAGAACAGGGGATAGCCCACGTATCCTTGTAATATAGACTCTTTTATGGAAGAACCTTGTTCTTTAAGAGCAACTCCAGAATAATATTCTTGAGGAGAAATAGTTCCGTATATTCTTTCTACGCCTCTCTCGTCCTTAGTAGAAATTCCTTTTACATCCAGAGTAATAATGCTATCAGGTGGAGCTTGAGTAACTTTTGTTTTAGGATTATTTATTAACAAAGAAACAAAAGGTACAAAATCTTCTCCTGCGTATCCAAGTTCAATAAAAGCTTTTTCAATCTTTATAGCAAAATTAAATAAGTTTAACTCTAGTGGAATCGGATTAACAAATCTAAGACCTGCTTCTTCTAGGCTATCCGCAATTATCTTAGTCGGAGCAACAGAATACACAGAATTTTTATTTACGTTAGCTATAAATAAATCTGTTGCTATGCTAATAAACCTACCTACGTCAGTTACATAAATATCTACAAAGTCCGTAACATTTTCTGTAATTCCGTATTCTTCTATTACAACGGATCTAAATATATCTTCTATGAGTTTTCTTGTCCCTAAAAAATCTAGTAAAGCATGGGAAGGAAGCTGGGAGTCTAATGCTTTTGTTTTAGAGCTTTGCTTAATTTGATCTGCAACTGTGGGAAAGAGCGAAGAAGATCCGTAGGCAACTGATGCCAATCCGCCTATCGTAGAGAATTGATCCGTAAGAAAATTACTCTTAGCCACATTTGAAATTTATTTTACCTAATATAGCTTTAAACTGTAGAAGGCAGTTTAAAGATCAATAGACTAAATGCAATAGAATTGTAAATGAGTCAAGCATCTATTCAAATTTTAACTTCTAACGTTGTCGGAGAGGAGCCTTTCATCGGGGACTTGGATGAAGGCGAGCTTTTTGGCAATAGCGCCGATGGCAGAATTTGGATAGGGGATCCTATTGGATCTCCGATTGAGTTAGGTGGAGCGGCAAAAAATAATCCGATTGGTCCGCTTAGATTTTCAAACTATTTAGTTGTTGATGTAAGCAATCCAGATAACCTCCCTATTTCAAATACAAATCCCCTACTAATCCCTGTAGGGTTCTATAGAGAAGCAAGAATTTTAATTACCTTCCCGCAAGACCCCGTGTCAAACGTAGTTTATTTTGACTACCCAGTAGATTGGGGCTCCAAGAACTCTTGGTATATTAGATCTGACGGATTCACTGAAGGAATTCCTCTAGTAGCTACTGAAGAATTTGCAGATAATCCTATCGATGCGTATAGGAAAGCAGGCAGACAAATAATGGTAGAGTTGAGTTCATTTGGTCCTAACAACTCTTGGATAGGTAGATTACTCTGGATCAACGAAACCGAAATTTAAATTTTAACAAATTAAACTCCAATGCTTGATAAGATTACGTTCGTTAATGGAACAATCGTAACCAAAGAGTACCTCAATGAGGTGCAGAAGGGCACGGTATTTTCAGGAACACCTCCTAGAGCAGATTTTTATTCGATCTCTGACGACGATAATAGCACCTGGAATATTGGCGAAAGAGATAAAATAAAAGATTATGAGATTGCTAATCCTAGAGAGGAAAAGCAAACTTCGATCGGTAGATTAGCTTATGACGGTATTATCTTGGGCGGACCAAGTACAATTACCCAAGTAAGCGAGGCAACATTTTCCAAGCCCCGCACCTTCTCTGTTATTGTGGGGTCGGATCAATCTGTCACAATTGATGCCGGAGGCACTCAAAAGGGAGTGATTGTAGAGGCGGGATCTATTGTTCTTTCTACAGGAGAGCTGTTTTCTTGGCCTCGTCAAGTTATCGGATTAATTTCTTCAACTGGTAAAAATTATATCTACATCGGGGAAAAAGGCGCAGACTTCTCTTCTCCAAAAATTATTATTTCAGAGTCATTACCTTCTTCTGCGTCCGTTCCTTACGTTCCTCTTGCGGAGTTAAACCTTACAAACGGAGATTTTAACGTAGACGCAGAACAGAATGTGGTCGGGACCGGCGTAATCGATCTAAGGCCAAATCTTTTTGTCGGCGCGCTTAATAACTATTCCACCGGTGTATTAAAGAATACATCTATTATTAATGTCTCTACTCAGATTTCTTCTTGGGAAAGAGGTATTATAGATACCAGAAACGGATCGGTTATTATCACCCTTCCCGCCGATCCTTCAGATAATGACAGAGTCGCAATTGTTGATCTAGAGGGCACATTTGATAGTTACCCTGTTGTCCTCCGTCCTGCTCAAAACACTAGGATTAATGACTCTATAGACGACTGGGTGGTGAATATCCGCGATGCCCACATCGAGCTATTTTATCATGCGGCCACTGCAGAATGGAGATTTGAAGAAAGCCCAGGTGCAGAATGTAATCCTAAACTAGGTACGTTTATCAGCTGTGGGGGAAGAGAGTTTATTGGTGTTAGGACTGCAGGAGAATGCCCTGATGGCGAACTTGTTCCTGCAGAGTTTCCTAATCCTTCTGAAGGCGTATATAGATACGAAGCAGCAACTCAAAAATGTTATAAGGAAGTCAACTCAAATATCGCCGTGTATTCTAATGGCGAAGGTGGCCTGATCAAAGTATTCAAAGCAGGAAGATGCAGTAGAGCGGGTTCGAGTGGCCTAGGTGCTGAAGGAATTCTAAAGAATATTCTTTATGTAGATGCTGCTATTGGCGATGATAGCATTACCAATAACGGCACAGACTCTAACGTTCCTTTTAGAACGATTGAAAGAGCACTACTCGAGGCCGCAAGGGCAAGCAGAAGAGGCATTGGACCTGATGCATATGACACCACGGTGATCGAACTTGCCCCTGGTGATTATTATATTGATAACGCTCCTGGCGTTAACTCTATCTCTGGAATTAACACCGGAGAAAATTATATCCGTCAGGTAGACACAGGATTTTCTTCATTATCAGAGTGGACAGAACAAACCCCTTATGTATTGGTTGATACCAACGACTCCACTTCGACCCAACCTCCTGTTAGCTTAAACCTCGGTAGAGTTATTTACACCAAAGCTGGTAGCATCGGTACTATTTCTAAGCTAGAAAGAGAATCACTTACGTCCTCTCGATGGAAAGTCTATCTTAACTATGTCCAGGGTACATTTAGCCCTAACGAGGCATTGTTCTTTAACAGACTATCCGATTTCAACCCATCAGAAGGCGGACTGGTTGTCCCCAGAGGTATTTCGATCAATGGCGTTGATCTTAGGAAAGTAAGAATTAGACCTATGTACGTTCCTGCCCTGACCCCAGGGCAAAACGTAGCTCAAGATCGCCGGACATACATGTTCAAGGTGACAGGCGGCACGTACATATCTCTGTTGACATTTGCCGACAACCAGCAATTTACAAGGTCTCATAACACAGTTACTTGTATTGGTTTTGCTTCTGAAGCAGAGATTAGAGGATCGGAAACAGAAACCTCTTATTATCAAAAAGTCGGCTCATTGTTCAAAGAGCTTGATGGATGGGGCGGTGATAGCCTAATTCCTATCGACGCAGAAACAAGAATTGTTGCGCCTCTTGCTGCTGATAAAGCGGATCGCTCGCAAGACCTAGAGCAGAACCAAACCGGCACTCCTACACCTGACCTTGATCCAAACTCCCCGAATACCTACCCTGGAGCCGCGTTGCTCAAGGTTAATGAGTCGGGCTCGACTACGTTCTACAAACTTCCTGACGTAAACTCGACAAGATCTTCATCGCCCTATGTATTTAATTGTTCTGTTAGATCGATTTTCGGTCTCAATGGAATGTGGGTTGATGGCTCTAGAGTGTCTGGATTTAGGTCCATGGTTACCGCTCAGTTTACCCAGGTATCTCTACAAACCGACCCCAACTGTTTCGAAACACCTTCGATCGGTTACTTCCTCGACCCTCCCACAAACAAAGAGACCGGCGAGGGTAAAAAATATAAGAACTGTATTGCCGATCCTCTTAAGTACCGTCATTGGGGCTTCAGAGGTAGTTACGACGCGACAATTCAGTTAGTTTCTTGCTTTGTAATTGGCAACGCAGATCACTTTATTTCTGACTCTGGATCTGATCTTTCGATCACCAACTCCTGCTCAGACTTTGGAGATATTTCACTTAGATCCCAAGGATTTAAAGACAGAGCATTCTCTCAAGACGAAGGCGTGCCCCAAGGTACTTATCTTGGCACAAAGATCACAGAGATCATTCCTCCTCTACCTCTGTCCTACACCACCCTTGCTAATGGCAGAGCACCGACTATTACGGACACAATTATCAATACCGGGATTACTTTAGATTATCCCGAAACATTAAATTATGTAGAGACAAATAGCCTAGGATCTGAGCCTCCTACTATTTTCAGAGTTTACATTCAGAACTCTGATATCGGAAACGTATTCTCCTTAAATAATCCTCCGAGCGCAAGCGACGTCGCCTTTGGACAATACTCATACACCAAAGATCTAGGAGACGGACAGTACGCTCTTGCTGGAGGTGACACCAGACCTAATCGTAAGAGAATTTACATCTCTGGTTTTGATGAGAATGGCAGTTCAATTCTTTACACAGGAAATCTTCAGCTCCAGTCAGAAGGCACAGAAGGTTTTGCCGAACTAGACGGCAGATCTAAAATCTTTGCCTGGGACGCTGCTCTTGGCAAATGGTATATTACTATTACAACAGCGGGGATTCCTGAGGAGTTCGCGAATGCAAACGCCGATGATGGCGGAGATGAAAATGGCGATGGATTCCTAACTAAGAGATTCGATTATGCCTTCAGATACAAGCTTTCTTCTAGCACGGACTCACAGACCCTGATCTTTAAGTCCCTAGATTTTATCTTTGATAAGAGCCCTGTTAAAATTATCAGAGGCGTTGATCAAAGAACAGATGAAGAAAGAATCTATAAAGTTATTCTTGAAGGGTACGAAAGAGAGTCAGGTATTAGAACCCC